TCGAGTGCGAGGCATCGCTGCTCGCATTCGCATTCGATACGCCGCCATTCGCATACGCATTGTTGTACCCGCGATAAACCACACGGCTGGCTGCGGTGCTTATCCAGTATTTATCGCAATAATACGTGCTGGACGAGCCGTTTGCGCTTCCAACTGGCACCATATCCATATACTTACCGTGTGCGACACCTGTTATCCATTGGTCGCTTGTGGTCTTGCCTTTGACAAAGCGGGTACTGCCGTCAGGCATCCAAATACGCCATTTACCTTGGTTGTCACTATCGTTGGGTAAATCAACGCCGTCCATCATGTCGTACTTATGGCCGTAGATGTCCTCATAGCCCAGACAACAGATATTGTTTACCTGGGTCACGGTAGGAGAACCATACTCGTCACGACCTCGATACCAGGCGTACTGGTGAATAGAGCTGTCCACTATGGAATTCGTTATCTTGTTGTCTATAGTATACGCTTCAGCGTAGCCGATCGTATCCTGCATTCCGTAACCGGACGTACCGCCCGTGATACGGTTATTCGTATGCTGACCGCCACCGCACTGTTCCTGGCTGTCACGACGGCCATATCTCGCATAAAACAGGTTCGCTATACGAGAGTGCATCATTGCGTCTATCTGCTGCATGCCACGCTGTTGGCTGTAAAAATGAAAGTCGATCCAGTTCATATTCGACGTCGTGGAATTTCCTGTTATACAGGAACGAAGCTTGCTTCCGACCACACTGCTGCCCACCACGGCACAAAGATGTTCCTCGTTGGCCACCCAGTCGGGTTCCATGTCCTCGATCTTGTCGCTGTTACTTAGGACTACCTTGTCAAACTCGGCCGTGTTCAGGATGGAAAAATGCAAGGCAGTAGCGTTCTCTGGAACATCGGATATCAAATACATCCCGGCCTCAAACTTCAGGCCTATCGTTGGTACCACGATGGATTTGACTACATTTCCGGAGCCGTCAACAAATATACTGCCTACCAAGCCTGTGCCGGGAACACTCGGGAAACGCACACGCTTGTAACCTTGCACTTCCACCTTGCACACAGAATAAGTCTTGTCGGTACTATAGGAGTCTTTCAGCGTGGACTTGCCGCTCAGAAGTTTGCGTTCCGCAAGAAAACCGCCCTGCGTGCCCATGATGTCATCTAATGTTAGTACCGTAGCATCCGGAACCGGTGGCATATTATCAGGGCCGTTGGAACTGTAACAGCTGTAATATTTCTCATTCAGGTAGTCATTGATTCCTTTCGACCAGAAGAAAGGCTCGTACATCATCCAGTCACCCTCGCTGCCGTCAAGTTTGGCCACGCTTCCATCGTAATATTTATTGCTGTTGGTATCATCCAGCGGACAATAGGTCATCTCGCCGTCCATATTGTTGACGTCAACCGTCTGGCCGGCCATCTCCACTTTACGGCTCGTGGGCTTCTTCGTCACCTTGGCAAGCGTACGGTGCCGCTTCTTGAAGATCGCCGATACGTGGGCATTCATGACGTAAGCATTGCCATACTTATAGCCGGTCTCGTTGTCCGGGTTGGAGATATTGGCATCGTCCGGAACGCTCTCGTCCGACTCGATGATACTGTAGGCCGGCTGCACGATCTCCAGCTCCGGATATCGCTCACGATATCGGTCGGCCTCCTCGTCATCCATGTACTTTGTCAGACGAAGGGTCCCGCGTAACCCGGAATGACGGTTGTCTATCGCCCCGCTTGACGTATAAGTGCCGTAGTCGTAATACTTCTCAAGCAACGCACCGTTATCCTCCATGTCTATCTCGAGAACAAAACGCTCCAGCTTACCGGTTCCGGACTGTTTGGCAGCGTGCAGGCGTTCCAACAGGGCAAAGCCGTCGATACCGGGACAGTTCGCAAAACGGTAACCGGTAACGTTCGCAATGCTTTCCATGTTAAGACCGCTTTCCTGCAATTTAGGAAGGTGCTCCAAAAACAATTCTTCCAACGTGCCGGGAAGCTCCAACTCTACAAGCGGAGCACCGGTGGCCAGCTTCAAACGGGTAACGCCTGTGCCTTGCAGGTTCAGTTTCTTCAAACGTGCCTGCCAGCTTAAATCAAGCGTGGCCGCATTACCGTTATCACCGTTACGGGCCAAAAGGTTGTTCTCCATATTCAATTCTTCCAGCAAGGCCATGTTGGAGGTGGAGGTCATGAACGAACCGCTGCGGTAGCCGCCGGGCGTTTCCACGCTCATGTCCAGTTTCACAAGTGACGTAAGCAGTCCGAAGTTGAAGCCCACGGCAAAGGCATCCTCATGCCAGACCAGCTCCTTGATACGGGCCGCGCCGATTATCTTCAACGGGTCGTTTTCGCCAAACGCTCCTTTTAGCTGCAAAGTATACAGCGTGTCGGCTTCTACCAGTCCACTGTCAGCCTGTACACCGTTCGAGGTGCTTAGCTGTACACGGTAAGGGATGGTCAACGCGAACTGTATAGGCCTTAAGATATAGCCGGCATCCAAGGAGGCGGTGGACTGGTAGAACTGCGCGCCCAAGGTGGACACATAGCCGTATTCCACCTGTTTAAGGTCATAGCGTCTCTTGATGAAGTAACCGCGGTGAGCCTTCAGCGAACCTTTCAGACCATAGATTTGCGGATAGGTCTGTTCAGCGCCGTCGGCACCCACCTTCATCGGGTTCAGGAACGGATAAATATATTTGAAGATGCCGCTCTTATTGTAAAGCCGTGAACACCACCTCTCCATCTGTTCCTTGTCGAAATGGTCGGAGGCTTTCTGCACGCTGAAAGCCGACATGAAAGAGGAACCGCCGTTATAACCGCTTACCATGATCTCCTCCATCAAATCACGGAAGTTGGCAAGTACCAGGTTCCAGAGCCAGCTGTTATGGCCCTGCATCACATACGCGCCGCCACGCTTGGTCTGACGGTTGTCGTCATACTCACCCGTTAGGAACGTCTTGTTGTCCGATCCTAATTGACTATCCCCGTCGTAATAGGTCGTGTACCAGATCACGCCGTCCCACGTGCGCAGCAGCATGTTCTTCGCCAACTGGTCCACGCCCAAATTAAAGTCAATATACTGGTAATAGGCGATCAGGTAAGGGATATTGAAATACTTCATCGCCTCCTTCCTGAAAGTCGGGCTCTGCCATTTGGCCGACGGGAACTTGTCACCGTCATCCGTGTAATCCACGCCGGTAAAGGTATGGGTGGCCGTGTCATACTTCATCCGCTTGCAGGCCTCGGTCTCCTTGGCACATGTATAGACGAAAGACATCATACGGTCTACGGCCTTATACATCTTGTCGTACTTGTCGCCGGTACCGAGGTGGTCTTTCAAATTGGGTTCTTCTTCCCCGTCACCGCCACCGCCGGACCAGAAGGTATCCTTCGGGTGATTGAACTCAAAGCCGCCGTCGAAGTTGGTATCCATAAAGTCGGTATGGCCCGCTTCACCGGACGGCAGCCAATGGAACAGGCACAGGTCGTTCGAGTTGTTGAGTGTCTCGATGCAGATCGGCAGGTACTCCTTCCTTCCATCCCCGCCGGCTTCCAGGTAATTCAAGGTGCCGCCTTCGCCCCAGGTTTCAGAACCGATGGTATCGTCCTGGCCGAAGATCGGGTAACTGTCGCTCTTCTCGTTGTTCATGTTGTACTGGCCATAATACACCAGGTCGTCGGATGCGGACTTCGCAACGAACAGGTCGCACGGCATACCGTCTATCGCGGAACGGATGTCATCGTCCACCCCGTGATCCTCGGCATACCTTTGCGCGGGAGTGAGCAACCCCATTTCCTTCAGGCCGTCATGGATGAATTTCGCGCCACCGGTATTGGTCGTCATGGAGGAGTCCGAGAAGTCGCACTTCGCGCAGGCCAGCCTCGCGCCGATGGAGTCCTTGCGCAGCCTGAACAGGTTCTTCTTCCCCTCCGTCGCCGTCGGGCTGCCCTGCTGCCCGTTGCCGTCAATCTCCCCGTAGCTCATACGGGCGGTGTATCCGCTCGCCGTCTTCTGGAAGTAGAAACGCAGGTTCTTTCTCGCGTAGTTCACCGATGACGTTCCCTGTATGCGCAGGAATATATCATGGGCTATCCAGTCAAGCTCACGGTTCTCACCATTGTAGAAACGCACCTCACGACACAGCTTGTTGGCCTTCTTGTCATTCAGCTGAGCCAGCGCGTCCATCACGTTCAGCGTGTCGCTCCCACTTGGAACCTCGCTGCCCACGCTGCCCGAACCTATCAGTACCAGGATAGAGTTCTTACGCTTGGCGATCATGCCCATCAGCTTGTCCATGCTCACCGTATCACCCTCGCTCAGCACACGGTTTTCCTCGTCAAGCGTACGCACGCCTTTCTCCTCCCCGCTGTCTTCAAGGTGGTTCCGGTCCACTATATAGTTATTCAGCACCTCGTCATCCGTCAACGCCTTGTTGTAGATACGGATGCTTTTTACCGACAGATCGGCACCGGTGGAGTTAAACTCCAGCTCGCTCTGGATGTCGAAATTCACCTTGTCCAACCATTTGGATGCCGCAGACTCCTCGCCGTTCACATAAAAGCCGATGAGCGTCCGTTGCTCGTTCGTCTCCGTGACCGGATAGAACACGTAAGTGATCCTGATGTTCTTGCCCGGCTCGAACTTCGTTCCCACAGAGTCCTCATAACGGATCATCTCTCCGGCGTCCACCGCCTCGGTCACCACGCCCGTCAGGAACTTGGCTTCTTCGGGAGTGACGACCAAACCATATCGGTTGCCGTTCGACAATTTACCCAGGCAGGTGATCAGTTCGGCTTTGGTGTCCGTCACGTTGTCGGTCGAGTATTCGATCTCCAGCGTCATGCCCACGTCACGGATGCTGTGGCCGACCGGCTTGTCCGCCTCGTTGAAGGGGCGGTAGCCGCCATCGGCCGTAAGCGTCATGCCGGAACCGTTGCTAAGCAACAAGCGGTCTTTGTACCAGCCCGAACCCGCGCCGTTCCGGTTCACGCTCCAAAGCATGTCTTTAAACACCATGTACTTGTCACCGCTTACCCAGGAGGCGGCGTTGTTCTCCGTATTACTACGCCCAAAGGCATCGAACGTACAGACCGCGTCCGGTGACAATGTGGCCTCGATATCCGGGTGCGAGGTCGTTACCACGCCAAGCGTAACTTCCGCCGTGCCACAGGTCAACGTATAGCCTTGCGGCTCGGTATTGACATTCGTCTTGCCGTAGCTGCCGGATTCGCCACGAAGCAGGCGGTCTTCCTTCAGCTGCGCACCCGCGCTCTCCACCTTGACGGTCGCGATGTTGCTCAGACGGTCATAGGCGGTGTATGTAAAGTTCCAGGCGGTGAACTGTTCCGACCTCAGGACAGGCTTCTTCCAGTCCGTTTGAAAACCGCTTGAGACATGGCTGAACATCATTCCGACGTAGTTCGATACACCGCCCGCCTTCAGTAAGGAGATATAATGCACACGGCTCATGACACCGGAGTTCTCGTGCAGGGCGTAGGCCTCGACCACGTTCAACCCTTCCCGCATGGCGGAAAGCGGGACGGAGATGTTCTTCGATTGCAAGCCTGAACCGGAAGACAATTGCAATGTGGACGGCACGCCGCCGTTCAAACGCCAGTGGATGTTCTTCTCGCCCGTCGTCCCCTTGATCGTGAAGGGGATATTCACGTCATTTTTGTAGCCACCATCTGCCACACCGTTACCTACGTTGTAGGTGGTTTCCATGGTCATCGCGACCATTGTCAGACGGGCGGTGGCTGTTTTGCTCAACGTCTCGCCCCCGTATGTCGCCCGTGCTTCCACCTGTACAGTATAGGTGGTGGCATCCTCCATGTATTTGGACACATCAAAGGTGTACGCCTGTCCGGCGGTCACGCCCGTGAATTCCGTATCCTTGAAGTCGGAAAGTACCGATGAACCGCGTTTTACGATAAGCCGTGCCTTTAAATCCGAATAACCGCCGACCTCGCTGCCACCGACCGTTCCGACATTAACCGTATATCGCACCGTCAGGCCTGTACCCAGGGCAAGGTATTGCGAATCCGGAAGGGCGGCACCAGTACCATCGGTCAAGTCGATGTTTACAACGACCTTGTCATCATCCGTGTATTTGGAAAAACGGATTTCTTTTTTGGTTTCCCCTCCTTGGTCATTCTTTTGGGTGACCCCCATGACATACTGGGTGCCGTCCGGACTTTCGCCTACCTCTATGTCCGTCACCGTCCCGACCAATGCGCCTGCCACCGCACCCGACGTGGGCGGCTTGGTTTCGCCCGGTGTCACCTCTTCCACCGGGGTTGTGTTCTCATCTATCTGTTTGATGTAGTTCTCCACCAAACGGCCACTGACGGGAAGGTTACCGGTGGATTCGTCACCGTCCCAATTGGTGTTCCTCATGTCCAGACCATCTTCGTCATATACTTTCTTTGCCATATCGTTATTCTTTAAAAGTTATTTCATCCGTTTCCATCCATCCGTTCGGTTCCAAGGTTTGTCACTGCGCCAAAAGCCCGCGCCGAAACAGCTCCTTATCGCCTGCCAAACCAGCTTGGCCCCTATATAGACCGCCGCTACCACCCGTTCGCCTACGCGGATGGCCGTCACCTCTTTGTTTCCAACGCTTATCATACCTATTCCTCCTCGTAAATTAGGTAGACGGTCTTGCCGTCCTTTTCCGGGAGACTTTCAAAGTCTTCCTCGGTCATCTCCTTATGTTTGTAACCTTGGGCTATCGCATCCTCGGCATTCTTCGCAGCCGCTTCTGCCTTTTTAGCGGATTCATTTGCTGTTTGGATAGCTTTCTTGGTCTCCTGGGTGGCTGTTTCCATTTCGGGAGCCAGCTCCTCCACCCTTTCAGCGGCCTCAATCGCCCTCGCCGCCGCATCATCGGCCGGTTTGCTCAGTAAGGTGACCGGGACGTTCACCAGCTTGTCGCCTTTCTGTCCCGGGAGGGATTTAACCCCACTTAACGAACCGACCGTTTCAAGGGATTCAACACTCTTGGATTCCGCTTTTATCGCCTCCAGAACCTGGGCGATATCTGATTCTGTCAGTGCCATAATTTATGATTTTCTATATTGATTATACAATTTGCGAGTTTTCAGATACTTCATGTCGAACTGGTGTGCATAAGCTTCACGCTCGAATGAGATGCGATAATAAGCCTCCTTTGAATCGCGCAACTTCACAAAATGGTAAAACCACTCAACGATATAGACAAGATAAAAGAACACATACAGCATTTCCTTCATCTGGGACGTATGAATGGCCTCATGGTTATAATCCACATCAAACATAACACACTCCTTACGGACAAACAGTAGTCCGAACAAATTAACAGACTTGAAACCCTTAAAGGGAATAATACGATTGTAAATCACTTTCATACCTGCCCCCCTTCTACTAATTCATACACTTGGCCATAACCTCCCGCTGTCAGGCACTCACCGCATACTTCCTTGATCAGAGTTATATCTTCACTCTCCAAATTCAGTATACCTCCATTTTGAATGACACGCTGGCACAAAACGTAAGCCTTGAACTTCTCATCCCGACCCACAGGCTTGTCCTTGCCGTAATTGAACAGGGCCTCCGCCACGGCGGTGGCGATGGTGTCACCGTCGAGCTCGTTTCCATCGAAACCCCTGAATCTCCTATTTAAGTCAACTTTCATATCTCTTGGTTTTAAATGTTTATTCTTTGTTATATCCTACGATAATGCCACCCCTTACGATGAGACGTATCTTGTCGAGGTCGGGGTTTTCCGACATACCGCCACCCCAGTTGACACCGGCGTTGTAAGTGTAAGTACCATTTGCGTTCCGGCCGGTTATATACCTGAATCCTGCCGAAGCGCAACAATCACTGTCCAGTTCCCCCCTGACACTTGTCGGGCCCACGAAAAATCCCGCATACGTCATGCCGCTTCCGGGATATGTAAGCGTACCGGTGGAGGCGTATATAGCGGCGCCGCCCATGTTGGAGCCTACCGCCTTCACCCCGAACCGTCCTTCCGTAGCGGCGTTGAAGGCCACGTCCACGATCCCCTCCGTCGAGGTCTGGGATACCCCCAGCTTCAGGCTCCTCGAGTCGTTACCGAAATAATCGCGGCTCTTCCAGTTCAAACGGCCGGACTCGATGGTAAAGCCGCCGATCTTTCCGCTGTCCGCCTTGACGGTACCGCTGATGTTCGCGTTCCGGGTCTCGATGCTACCGTCCGTGAGGACCTTGAAATAGCCGTTAGCCGTAACAAGCCCCTCCAGTTCGATCTGGTCAGCCTTGATGGTGACACCGGAGACCAGATTGCCGAACTCGTCACGCTTGACATAGACCTTCAGGTCCGCGCTCTTGACAAGGCCGTTGTCATCCACGCCCTCGGCGAACAGCTTGGAGAAATTGGCGGTAGTCACCAATCCTGATTTATTCCGAAGTTCCCCGTTCTCATCGAAATGGACAGAGATCAGCCTGTTATATTTGGCCGTCGTGATAATGGAGGATGCTTCCAGTACGTTGCCGTTCGAATCGAAATTCGCAGCCGCGATCCTGAGCATCTTGTCCGACTGGTCGAAGAACGTGGCATACTTATATGCCAGGGCATCCGTGCGGTCTGTCGAGAACACCAACAAGGACACTTGGATAACACCCGTGAACGACAGCTTGAAATCGCCGGTTCCGTTCCACAATCCGGAATGGTTGAACACCTTTTCCCCGCCTGCCGGCAAATCACCGTCGTAAGCGAACATGTTGAAGTTCTCAAATCCCGCCTTATTCCCGTTCACGAACTCGATACGAAGATGGCCGGCTTCCAGCACCTTGTAATGGAAGGACAGGTAGACATAGCCCGCCATGCGGAGCCCGTCCCCGTTCAACTCCTTGAAATCGGGGATCGTGCGAAAATCCCCGTTCTTCTGCATGATGTAGCTGTTCGTTATCCTGACGTAAGGGACCTTGCCGGTCTTTACGACCTCCACGTTGCCGTTCTCGCTCGATGACAGCAGTTTGTTACCGGCAAGAATCCACTTGCCGCCGAAAGTCAAAAATGCCGCCTTGTATCCGCTGATCCATTTACTCATCCCCTCGGTAAACGTGGTGTTGTCGAAAAAGCTCTGCTCCTCCCTCACCTCGTCACGCAGACCTTCCACGGCGGATTGTATCTTACCCTCCGTGATCTCAAATTTCGTCAGGATATCCTCGCCGGTCATGAGGACGAACGTCCCTTTCAAATATACGTTGTCACCATAGAGACCGTTACCGTGCGGCTGGTTATTCGCCGGGAAAGCGCTGTCCTTGATACCGTCGAGATTACCCACCCGGCAGCGCAAACAGCCGTTGAAGTTTTTCGCCATCACGCCATCCAGTATGTCAACACGCGGCTGCCCGTCCTCGGTGGCCGATATGCTGATCAGGTTCTGCCGGAGCGGGTTTTCCGTGTTACCCATCAGGACGCACTCATCACCCTCTTTCGGTTCCGTCCCGCCAAACTCCCTCTGGGGTACCGTTATCCCTTCCGTGTCGCCTTCCGACACTTCCACCCAGTAACCCCGAATCTCCGCCCCCGTAAAAACGGCACAGCGCATCAGATCATGCGCCACGAACGTGTTCTCCTGCTCAAAGGTGATGCGGTAATTGTTGCCCTCCTTGGTCACGGTCTTGATCTTACCGTTGGCGGCGGATACAACCAGCTGGCCTCCCACGCTGCGAACCTTTTCGATCAACAGTTCCATGGCTACCAACGTCTGACGGATGGTCGCCTTGTCTATCGTAAGGTTACTGAGTCCCGTTATCTTATCTATCCATAGCTGCCAGCCCTCGCCGAACAGACCGTCCACGAAACGGGTGCTCCGGAGCAGTTCACGGATGACCGCCGTCAGAAACTCGGCGTTCCCGTCGCCGTCAACATTACCTCCGGATTCACCGGCTTTGTAATCCCCAAAATAAGCCCCTTTCAGGAAACCGATCACCTCGGCCGCGGTATCCCGATGGCGTTTGCTTAGGAACTCTCTTTGGCTTCTTTTTGCCGAGAAAAGGTTGTTGTCGGTCGGCAGCGTATTATCGAAGCTCCGGATAATATCGGGAAGCCCGGAACTTTCGGCCTTGGCTTTCGTATAGCTTTTCAATTCCCCGATACTGTCGTTTACCCTGTCGAATTTCGATACCTGCAGGGCATCGCTGATCTCCAGGTCCATCTCTCCGGGAAGGTTCACCTTACGTGTGATCTTCGTAATGCGGCTCCTGCGGTAACCCTCCTTCGGGAAGTACTCGGCACTCTCCAATTTTACGCGCCGGCCGACAAACAAATCGGCCTCCTGCTGCTCGATCCACACGTGGTCGGTCGGAGCCTTGTAAGCCGCGATGTCCAACCAGTGATCCTTGTTGTATTCGTCCACCGCGGTCGCAAATTCCTCCTCCGCCAACCGATAATATTCGTCCGGCATCCGGATGTTCCAAAGGATATAGGTATCCCCAACCTTCGGAACGAGCTTGCCGCCCGGAAGCTGCGTGTCGTCGCCGTAAGGCCAGATCGTGATGATCTCAAACTCACGGGTGGTACTGTCGAAATTCACCTCAAAATAATGGTCGTCCCCCTCCCCCAGCCCGGAAAGGTCGCCGCCCTGGAAGGAAACACGTTTCGTCTCACCGGCCAGCTCATAACTGTTCGGATCGAAGTCCAGTTCTCCGTCCTTGAAATAATAGACAGTGAACTCCTTCCCGTTCTCGTCCTTCATCTCTTCACTGCGCACACTACTTACCGTGCCGGTTCTTCGGGGATAAATAGCGCTGAAGGCGTTCTGTTCGTAGTGGTCATAGATACCGTACTCGTCCACGCCCACCTCGACGTACTTCTTTTTTCCGGGAAGCATCAGACGGGGGCTGCCATACTTCTCAGCATCGATATTCCGGCTGCTGCCGATCGGGAAAAGGCGCGTGTAGAACTTCGCCGTGTTACTCGTATCCCGTTCCAGGGAGATCAGACCTTTGCCATATCCCAGCGTGATCTCCTCTCCGTGCTCGCAGCGGCACACGTTCACCGTCTGGCCCTCGACCCACCACTCGGCCTTGCCTCCTACCTTGCCGGCGATCTCCTTCAGGGCCTGGTCGCAATACATGCCCTCATAATCAATCACGATAAGGTCGGTACCGTCCACCTGCCCCACCTTCCAATCGGTAATGCCCCCCATGCCGTCGTTGATGGCCTTCACCACCATCGCCACATGGTCCCGCGGCACGGCGGTCAGCGTGAACAGGGGATTGGTGTCACCGTCGGTGGTCTCCAACACCAAGAAACGTTTGATAAGGCTCTCGATACCGTACAGCTTCAGGTCATACTCCCACTCGCTCCCGCTTTTCTCTTTCGGGGTGTACCGCTCGGTCAGCCAGTACCGCTCGCCCATGTAGTCCGTGAAGTCACCCACGTCAAGGGGGATATGGGCATAATGCGTGAAGGAGAGCGCCAGCACGTTGTCGCCCTGCACCTCCTTGCTCTGCGTCGAGCTGTCGCTTGCGGCCACGTCCGCACGCTTGGCCCCGGCTTTATCGTATATCGTTAGAAGCATATTCGAATCGTCTTTGAATGGTTATATAATCGGCACCGGCTCGCGGAACTTCACCTTGAATTTCCCGGCGTGGACCCCTTCCTTCCATAAATAGGTCAGCGGGGTGAACTTCGGGCTGTCCGTGTATCTCACACGCAGTGTCAGATCAAGCTGGGGGAACGCGATGTCGAGCCATCCGTCTTTCCCTTTCTTCAGGAAATTGATGAACGCGAAGTATTTCCGCAACCATCCCTCCTTCGTCTTGTTATACAGGGCAAGGTGCAGCGTCACGTCACGCGCCTCGTTCCTCGGGGTAAGCACCGCGCTGTATTTCTCCCCGTCCTCCTCACGTATGTCCACGGCCGTCTCCTTCTTTGTCTTGCTCGGGGTCAGGATCGCCGAGAGGTTCTCCATGCCCCCGCGCCGGTCCTCCACCAGGAACACGCCGTATTCCGTCCAGATGTCCGTGCCGTTCACCAGCACCAGTCCGCTCAGTATATCTGCCATGTCATTTCACTTTTAGTCCGTCACGTATCATTTTCTTTATCTCGGCCTTTATCTCTCCCAGGTGTCCGGCACTTACGCCCGTGTTCTCGGCAATCCGCGCCAGGTGGCCCTCGGCCGTGTCCATCTTCTCCACCACGCTCTCCAGCCGGTCATCCATGCTCGACCAATGTTGCAGACCGCCGGTGAACATGCCCTCCAGCTTCGTGCCCTGGTCATACGTCATGGCCGTGTAGCCACCGGCTTTCGCACTCTGGGTTGTACCTCCTTCCTGCGTCTTGTCGTAACCCGTGACGGCGGCCAGCTTGTCGCGCAGATCCACCGCCTCTTCCACATACCGAAGGTACTCGTCAGCCAGCGCCTTTCTCTCCGCTTCCGTCAGGTCGTTGTCCTCCATCGCCTTGCCGAACTTCTCCCACCAGCCTTTCAGCTTCTCGCTGTACATTTCGCCGATCTTATTGCTCAACATCGCACGCATGAAGTACTCCGAGATGTCTTCTGCCGCATCCTTGGCCCCGTACTTCATATTCATCAGATTATCCACAAAGCTGCTGTACATGCCGTCGAACGAGATACCGGTCAGCCCTTCATACAAATCATCCGTCAGCTCTTCCAACTTACCTGCCTGAGCGATGTAGTCATCCAGTTTTTCGGCCAGTTCCATTCCATATCCGCCTTTACCGCTATCCTGGATCTGCATCCACATGTCCACGTTCGACCTAAGGGCCTTCATTTCCTCCGGACTCAAGTTCCACAGGTCACCATCCCACTCCCGGCCGATCTGTCCGCTCAGTTTTGCTATCTGGTCCTCGCTGAAACCATCCCAGTAATAATTCCATGAATGGTGCTTGCCATGATAACGCGCCCGGGCCATCGCTATCTGCAAGTGGTTCGCATTCGTCTCCTCCTGCATCTTGTATGAATCGCGGTAAGCGGCCACGCTCTTTGTGCCCTTGCCCGATTTGATTTCGTCCGTCAAGTCCTCGATGGAAGTCTGCAACTTCTCGTTCCGGTCTGTCAACCGGTCTATCGTGGCCTGTACCTCCTTCGCGTTGCTTCCGTTCCAGTTGATGGTGCCACCCAGACTGAACAATGTCTTCACCGCACCGCTTACCGCCTTGATACCGCCGGTAATGACACTCATCGGTTTTGTCAGGTCTATACTTTCCAGACCGTCCAACGTCTGCCCCAAGCCTTCCAGATATTCGCCCATCCACTCCGGCGGATCGATACCGAACTGTTCCACCAGTCCAAGCAGGTCCTCCGCGGCTCCAACGTATTCCTTCACTTGCCCCACGCTCTCATGCAGGGCATCCGTAGCCTCGGCCAACGCTTTCTGTTTCGCATTACGGGCTGCATCCAGCGCAGCCTTGGCATTCTTCCGTTCGGCTTCAGTCCCTTCTTCCACCGCCTTGTTGTAGGATTCCTGTGCCACCTTGACGGATAAGGTCGTGGATTTTACCCGCGACATGGATGACTCCAATACCGCAAAGGGATTGCGTTCACCAAGTTTCTTGTCGATGGCATCAATGGCACGTACCAGGTCTTTCAGACTGTCTGGCTGCAAGTCCTTCTGTGTATTGATATATTCCTTCAGACGGGTACGGAGGGATTGGAGGCTTTCGGTGGACACCTTGTCGAGGTCTCCGAATACGGTTTCCCAATTCAATCCGTCCTTCAATTCCTTCAGATCAAGACCGGCCATTTTTTTCTTCAGTTCTTCCTGGAGTGTTTTCCGACCGCCTTCCGTGGTAGCTTCCGCGATACGTTTTTCATACTCCTTGGTAATGGCCAGTCTCTTTTCTTCATAGCTTCCATATTCCGCTAGGTAATCACGCATGGCCCGGGCCTCTTTTTCCCTCTCATCTTCAAAAATGGCAGCAAGAGCCACGCTCCGGTTCTTATCGTTCGAGTCGCGTGCGCCGGCAAGGGCATCCGCCTGGCCGGGAGTCAGACCATTGCCACCGGTAGAAACACCGGCCTCCTTGTTTTCACGTTTCCATTCAGCCTCCTGACGGGCTATTTCTTCTTTTCTCCTGTTGTAGTCGTATTCGATCTGGGCCAGTTTCTTTTCAGTACTGTCTTTCATCCGGTCTATGTATTCCTGGGCGTTTTCCGACTGCAAGGCGGCAAGTTCCTGTGCCAGCCTGCGTTCCGCGGCCATGCGTTTTTGGGCTTCAGTCTCCGGATCGGGCAACTTTGGATCGACGTGTCCGCCTATATTCCCTTTCCTGGCGGATTCTGCGGCTTTCCTCGTTTCCTCCTCCGCCTTCTTCAGATAACCGTCACGCTTGTTCTCCGCGTTTTTCAACAGGATATCATAAGCCTCCCGGTCATGTTTGCGAATAGCCTCCTGTGCATCATAAAACTGTCCGGATTCCGCCATGCCGGTCTGTATAATGTATTGCCCCCATTTCCCGAAGAATCCCATAGCACTTTCGGCCTCTTCCGGTTTCTGGGCCTTGATCTTGTTTACTTCTTCGTCAGCTTCGGCCGCCTTGTTGACAAGATTCTGAACGTTGGCCTGGTGAAGCAATACCTGCACGTAGTCCTCGCTCTTTTGGATAAGGGTATCGTACCACTCGGAAAGGGTCCTGTAGTAACCGAAACTTTCCCCATATTTGCGGTTCAGTTCCTCCACCTTCGCCTTTTCCTGTTCCCTGCCGCCGGTAAAGTTCTTTATTTCATTGATGACCGATTTCAGTTCGAAACGGGTACGCACCATCTGGGCGCGGCCGTCTTTTTCTATCTCAGCCATTTCCTTGAGTGATATATTGAATTCATCCACGCCTCTCTTGGCACTGAACAGGCTTTTCGTCCAATCCCAGACTTCATCACCGTACATCACCAGCAACATGATGCCGGTGGTCATAGCCGTCTGCCAGGAGAAGAGCGAGGATAGAACCTGCTTCCATACCGGTGTGCCTTTCTTTCCGGACTTCTGCAGTTCATCGTATTCTTTCCGGGCACGGGCCAGTTCGTCCGTAAAAATCGGCAGGTTGTTGGAAATGGCCAGGAAGAACATCTGCGGTCCCATGGCCAAAGAAGGCATTTCACGCGCCATCTGCTGGATACTGTTGTGCAGGCCGTTAAACTGGCGCTGCGCATTGGGGATATCCCGGGGCGTAACCTGTACGGACTCCGATTCCTCCTGTAACAGCTTCAACTTGCCACGTAATTCATCAAGCTGTTTCTCCAACGCATGGATCTGGGCGATGTTGGCGCTCTGGTCCAGATTGGGGGAGGCCGTCTCACCGGCAAGACGCAGCCTTTCCAACTCCGCCTCCAGCAGCCTGACGGTGTTACGAAGCTCCAGCGCCTCACGCTCGGCCTTGTTCATGCCGGGCGTGAGGCCATCCTTCATCAAAAATTCAACTTCTACAGGTTTGCTCATTCCAGTTTACTTTGAAAAAATCCTACAATATCGTTCGCTTCATCCTCTGCGCTACGGTTCGCATCCGGGTTGTTGCTGACCGCGCCTTTCTTTCGTCTAACATAACGCGGAGCATCGCTCAGCATCATGATCAGCGTCTGGTAATTCACCCCGTTCAGGATATAATCCACGCTCCAGCCGGTCGCCGATGCAATCTGCCATATAAATCCGAAGGGGCTATGGGAACCTTCATACCGGGTCCTTAACTCCCCTATCCTGCCTGGCTCAGTCTCGGCTTCATCGGGTTCGCCCGCGCCGCCGATCTGATAATACGCATAAAATCCTTCGTGCCCATCAGCCGCTCGAACGTACGGAAAGCGACTATCAGATACTTCCAATCGACAAGCTCCCGGAGCATCCATGCAGTCAGTCCTATACCCACACGACGGGCCACGCAGCCCCGGCACACCGTATAAGCCAACAGCCGGCTGATGCCTTTCCCGTGCTTTGCCACAAAGGCCATTTCCTCCGCCTTGTCCTTCGGCTTCCAGCCGGGTGCCACACCCAGCTTCAGATACTCCCTGGCCAGCAGTATCTGACCTCGAAGCCGGGGACGCCTCATCGTCACACGCAACTCCAAAGGGCGTTTCTTGAATGGTATGCGCCACCTTTTAAGCGGAACGGACACGCCACCGTCCAGCAACGCGTCCGCACACTCCATCTCTATCAGTTGCTCCAACCGCTTTTCCATACTCGTTCCATCCTACGTCATTCACTGTCCGCAATCTTGTACGGGGCTCCACCTTCGGCCGGCTTGTTTATCTTCAGCTGGCACTCTATCTTTGAGACCTCAGTCAGTGTCAGCTTTCCAGCAAGACTGGACAAAATCAATCCGTTCGGAATCGTCATTGTCTGACCGCTCACAAACTTGATTTCCCACTTGCCCGAAATCTGAATCAGTTCTGTAGGGGCTTCCCAGCCTGTGGGAGCATCATCACTCGGGGTCAACTTACCGCCAAGAACTGCCTTCAGGTTCTTGTAGTCCATCTGGATCAGATTAAACGTCGGGCTCACCGTACCGTTCTTCTGCAACAGTGTCAACACCGGGGCGTCCGGCACCTGTTCCGCCTCGATATCCACACTTTCCGGCTTTTGACCACCCCAGTCCCAACTGCCCTTCTCTATATAACCTATCAACTGATCGCCAAACTTCACACTGGCGATTCCGTAAATAAAATCCTTGCTCATCGTTTTTTCAATTTGTTCGTTAATACCACGCCGGCCAACAAACCGGCTGTCATTCCAAATATAAATACCCGTACTGGGCCAGGAGGATGTTTTTCCTCTGTTTGAATGTCATTCGTAGCCGTTTCCCAAGCCTCGCTGCGGGTACGTGCCAGTTCTTCCTCATACCAAAGAAGCAGCTGTTGCAGACTGTCACACGAGGCTTCGGCCACGATGTTCCCGCTACCGTCGCTGCCTACAGTCAAATTTGCCTGTCCGCTCTTTCCCCGGTACACCGCACCCTCGGGAAGTTTACGGAGGCTGTCCGCCGGTATCCCCGCCATTACCAGCCCCGACCGCCGACTTTCGTTCGCGAAGTCGGCGCTTGCCGCTTCCATCCGTGTCTTCTCCACCGTCGTGCTCTTCCTGCTGCTTGCGCAACCCGCCAAGCACAGGACAATCATCATGATGGCGGCAACTGTTGGCCGTGTCAATAGCTTTCCTAAGCCGTGCCATCTCGCGTTTGTTCGCCTGCAGGTCTTTTCTTGTTGCATTCAGTTCTTCTTTTAAGGGTACCACAATATTGCTTACCAAAATGCGGGTGGCATGCTCGGCGTTATCCACACGCACACCCTCCGCGTCGGCTTCGGCCTTCATCGCTTCCGCTTTCGCTTTCCTTACCGTGGCACGCAGTGAACCTATGGCCGCTGCCGTGCCTACAAGACCGCCGCTAAGAATGATGTTCATGATCTCACTAAAGTCCATACCACCCGATTTTATCATTGGTTAATACCTATTTCCTTCAACCATTCTTGCACATCGAAACTCGGGCAGACTTTCGCTGCCAGTTCACGGTGCCCCACAATACGCACATCGGGGAATTTGCGGTGAAAATCCTTCACGTAACGCTCCAGTACCTTCTTTTGGCAACCGGTGCGTGTATCCTTCGGGGTCTTTCCGTCTTTCTCCACACCTCCGGCATACACTATATGGCGACTCACGCTGTTATAGCCTTTCGCGCCATTCGTCACTTCCCAAGGATCCACCTCGGCGTCCTCGTTGTTGTCCACAAGGCGCTCAACGCCTCCGTTCAGATGGAACAGGTCGGTGTAGCCCACCTGCTTCCACCCTCTTCCTCCCCGGCTCACAGGCGAGGTATGCCACTTACGGATATCCGCAGATGACACCTCACGCCCCTCCGGAGTGGCCGTACAATGAATTACCAGATATTTCAACTTTGCCATAATCATCATACTTGATAGCCGCTCATCATTACCACTCCGGCATCCTCTTTCTTGGGCATACAGATGAAGTAATGGCGGAAGTTAATCAGGTTACGCTGGTTCAGCGGGTCATTCTTTGACTCCGAATAATACATCTTGGTAGATCCTGTTGCCTTGAAAACACGCTGTTTGTAGAAGGCAAACGAGCATGTGAATTCACCAGCTTCCGCCGTTGACCCCAATGCCTTCTTCACTCCGGCAGTGGTATAAAGCGGATTGTTGCCATACTCGTAGATTTCAAAGCCATACAGGTTACCTACCTTGCCACTGTTGCGGTCGATGTTGTACTGTTCACGGAATGCTTGGCTGGTCAGCAAAAGGTCATTCACATGGTCAGGGCAAAGTACCAGACGGCGTCCGTCAGCCGGTACCCGCAGATTGTCAAGAGCACGCTTCATTTCCACAAGGTCATTCACGGTAAGGCGCAGACGGTTTGTTGCCGGATCTTTCTCGCCGGTGGTCTTAAGTACCGGGGTCGTTGCCGTATTTTTGTTCGCACAAAGCGCATGGGCAGCCTTGGTGAACTTCGCGTCATTGATACTGTTGGCATGCCCCTCTTTCACACGAGCGGTCTTGTCATAGCTGATAGCGTAAAGCTCATCGTCCGTAATCGGGGTGGCCTTGGTCTGGAATTTGTCAAGCTTGATGGCAATATCCTTGTCTTCCAACGCCTGCACGTCAATCGGATAGGTCTTGTTGTTAATCAAAACATCCGGATCTACCCCCACCTCTACCAGATGAATCACATCGTTGTTCACGATACTGCTCTGGTCGGGGATTCCCGACAACCAGGTTCCTTCCAGCCCGGCACGGAGCACCTTGACAAGCTCGCCCGTCCAGATTTCCGTATAAACCCCTTCACGCAATATTGAAGCACTCTGCGGAGCCATACCCATAAAGGCTGCCACCGCATTCATTCCCACTGCTCCGGTCATAGGAGAGAACCCCAACACCGAAGCACATACGGCACCTGTCAGCGTATTGAACAGGAGTGCCGTCAAAAACATTACAATTTTTCCCATTGTCTTCATTTTAAAGGTTTTCAAATTTCACAGGTCATACCGTATTCGGCCTTGTACAGACGCTTGTATTCTTCCGGGTTCTGCTCACGCATTTCAAGCAGCGCGTCACTCGGAACATCGCTCAGCTTGGCATAGGTGGACGGCTGTGCCTGCTGCTTGCCGCCCTGATAACTCAGCACGGTGGAAATCTTCACCTGGGGTTGCATGGCTTCAAGGATATTCTTCAGCTCATCAGCTCCCACCTTCTTGCCCAATTCGATAAACTGCGCCTTCTTGTCTTCCCCCAGACGTTTCTCCATCACGGCCTTTTCCACAAGACCGGTAATGCGTGCCAGGGTCAACTTCCCGTTTTCATCTTTCAGCGAGTCATTCTCTGCCTTGGCCGCTTTCAGGTCATTCAATGCCATGGTTACATCAGCCTCCGTCGCCGTTTCCGGCAGCCCCAATTGAAGGGCCAAAAGTTTCAGTTCCATTTCTTCTTCTGTTTTTTGATTATTAATTAACGGCAAAGGACAATCACCGTCCTTTCCCAAAGTGATTTGCTTCCCATCCTTCATCAGTACGATGGCATCATCATTGGAACCAACGTCCACCAGAGATACCTCATACAGTTTACTCTTGGTCACGGTCGAGCGGGTCTGTCCCGGCAGCAGATATTCGGGTTGTTCGCTCAGTTCCATGATGTCTATGCCGGCACTTACCATTCTCAAACTGCCGAACTCAAACTGCTTCTTGCATCTCTTACTGAGGTCGGTCGCCTCGTCAAACACGGGTTCACCGGTCACCTCGCCGTCTTCCACCCGGATATCCTTCAAATAGCCGATCACGCTACCGCGCTGGTGCATGTACAGCATCACCGGATTCCGGCAGTACTGCTCCACACTCATGCCCGATGTCAGCACGCGGCTTCCGTAGCTGTTCAGGCTGTCGTTTGAAATTCTTACACGTTTACTCATTTTTCCATGCCACGCCTTTGTGCGTTGGCGCTGCAATATTACGGAGCACTCGCAGGGCCGCCAAAAATGTGTGAAACGGTTGCATACTTCTATGAAACCGTTGCACATTATTTTGGCGACAAACCGATAAGCGGACAACTTTGCGGACAAATCGGGCAGGTGTATGGTCATTCCAATACCTGCCGTTCAACCCTATATTCTTTATTATATGACAAAGGCAGAAATCGAAAAGAAGAAATCGCTCGCACGCTCACTGTTCCTCTCCGGAATGGAGCAGACGGAAATAGCGGAAAAGGTGGACGTGTCGCGCGTCACCATATCCAAATGGTGTACCTCAGAAGGGTGGAAGGAAGCAAGGGCGGCAAAGAACGTCACCCGCCCGGAACTGGTGAACAAGCTTCTGCTCACCATTGACACGCTCATCACACAAGTGAACTCGTCGAATGACCCCGCGTTGATAGCCGGACTGGGCGACAAGCTTGCAAAACTGTCTGCGGTCATCGAGAAGCTCGACAAGAAGGCGAATGTGGTGGATGCCATCGAGGTGTTCATGGCATTTTCCAAGTGGATCGAATACCGATCGACGATCGACCCGGATGTGACCCCGGAACTGGTAAAGGCCATCAACAAATACCAGGACCTGTATATCACCGAGCAGATGGGCATAAAATAACAAGGGTATGGCAACTACAGCAGAAAAGAAACAGGCATACGAACAGTGGAAGGAACACTGCAAAAGGGTACAGTCCATCACGGATACGGCGTTGCTCGCAAACGAGACTCCTGCACAAAAGGACAGGCGCATTCTGCGGCTGCAGGGTAACTACGCCGCGTTCTGTGAATATTACTTTCCCCACTTCCTCACCTTGCGTGACAAGACTACTGGGGAAGCCATACGCACCATCCACAATGCACCGTTCCACAACGCGGCAGCGGCCAAAGTAAAGGGTACGCCTAACCTGAAGGCGGTATTCATGTGGCCGCGCGGTCATGCCAAGTCCACCCACATGGACATCTTCGTCCCATTATGGCTCATGTTCCAACCAAAACGGCTCATCAATTTCATGGTGGTGGTCGGTAAAAGTGAGGATTCAGCCATCCGGCTTCTGGGAGATATTCAGGCAGAATTGGAACACAACCAGCGCATCATTGCCGACTTCGGCAAGCAGCAGGGGAATGCCTCCTGGCAGGACGGAGAGTTCAAGGCGGCGAGCGGTGTGAAATTCCTGGCCTGCGGTCGTGGACAGTCACCGCGTGGTTTGCGTGACCGGGAAGCGCGTCCGGACTACATCGTCATCGATGACTTGGATGACGACGAACTGTGCCGTAACGAGAAACGGGTACATGATATAACCGACTGGGTAAAAGAGGCCCTTTTCGGGGCGCTTGACGTGGGACGTGGCCGCTTCATCATGGTTGGAAACCTCATTTCCAAAAACTCGGTGCTGGCGAATCTCACCAAGACAAAAGGGGTACATGTGTCCGTCATCAAGGCTATCGACAAGAACGGGGAACCGGTATGGCGCGAGAAATGGACAAAGGATGAGGCGCAGGAATACAGGGATTTCGTAGGTTACCGGGCATGGGAAAAGGAGATGATGCACAACCCCATCGTGGACGGCACCATCTTCCGGGCGGACTGGATCCGTTTCAAGAAACTTCCCAAACTGTCCAAGTATGAAATGCTGGTCTGTTATACGGACCCGTCCTTCAAATCGACCACTTCCAACGACTACAAGGCTTGCCGTCTTTGGGGCAAGATCGGGAAGGAATTGCACCTTATAGACTGCTACGTACGGCAAGATACCGTTTCCGGTATGGTGCGTTGGCTGTACGACCTCTACGAGCGTACACGTGATACTGCAGCCGTGCAGTTTTTCATGGAAGCGAACTTCATGCAGGATGTCATCCTGGACGAGTTCGAGGCGGAGGGAAACTTGCGTGGATACCAACTGCCCATCATGCCGGACAAACGCAAGAAGCCGGACAAGCTCCAGCGTATTGAAGCGGTGTCCCCGTTGTGGGAACGCGGTTTTGTATTCTACAATGAAAAGTTGAAAGAATCGCCGGATATGCAGACCGGCATCGAGCAGACCTTGGCATTGGAACGTGGCAGCCGTATCCACGATGACGCACCGGACGCCGACGAAGGAGCCATCTGGATGCTGCAGCGCAATTCAAGACAGGAAAGTTTTCAACCGGTGTTCGGCAAAAGACCGACCGCCAAAAATATATGGTAACATGATACAGCTGATTAAAAGAATGGTTTTCGCATGGCGCTATAAACGTGCCGTTGCCCGTGCTTGCAAATATGCCAGGCTCTACGGAAGAAAGTATTACGTCCTGTATATGGGTGGAAAGATGAAGGTGGTCCCCAAAAGGAACATCTGCGAGCTGATTCACCGCCACCGTTTCCGCAAGGGAACCACCATCCGGGATATAGAAAAAATGGCATTGTTCATCACTAATTAAAAGTAAGGCCATGTTCATTACAGAAGAGGATTACAAGGTTGTCATCGGCGACAACGCATTGAAGGTTATCTCGCAGGTAAGCCCGGAAAACCGTTCCAATGCAGAAGCGGAAGCCCGGGAAGAAATCGCCGGTTATCTACGACCGAAATACGACTGTACGGCCATTTTCTCCGCACAGGATGAACAGCGGAACCGGCTCATTGTCATGTACACCTGCGACATTTCACTTTACCACATGAGTGCGGCCATGCCGCAAAAGATGGGAAGCGAGATACGCAAGGAACGCTATGAACGCGCCATCAAATGGCTTGAAGGCGTACAGGCCGGTAAAATTGTCCCCGATTTGCCCTTGGCTGTCGGGGAGGATGGACTGCCGTCCGGTAATTCATTTGTTTACAGCTGCCAGAAGCAGCTTCATCATAACTGGTAGGATTATGGATATTAAAGATTTTTTCAGCGGTATGTTTTCCAATAGACCGAAAAACGTACTGCAAACGCCATACGGCAATTTTAATCTGGCCAAGGGAAAA